GATGTTTCACTTCCATTTTCGTTGTTTGTGAGTTCTTCTAATTCTTGATTCATGAATTCATTATCCATACTTTCTTCTGAACTTGAACTTTCATTATCGTCACTTTCATCGGAGACACTTAAGGACAATGATCCATGATCTTCACTTTCGGTATTGGAAATGGGTTCTAATGAAGGCATATCGTCATAGCTTTCATCTTCGCCAAAACGATTTCGCACATCAACAGTATCTTCTTCCACCACAATATATTTATCTGAAGTAATATTAATAATATTCACATTTTCATCAATGATTTCAATAGTATAACCCAACAAAAACTCGAAACGCTGCTCTTGATATTCCAAACAACGACGTACAAAAGCAGGTGAAAATAACTCATTTCCGTTACACCACATATTATTGGGCAATTCTAACTCAATTTTACAATCACCACAGTTATACACAATGGATATAGGTTTAAAGGAAGATAACGTTGGTATTTTTTTTACATCATCGCATAACATTGGGTTTTCATTTACACATAGTATACGATAAAATTCATTGTGTTTTAACATAAATAATTTGTCCTTGGTTTCATCTCGATTTGGAGTAAATGACTGAAATGTTTTCTCCAATAGTGTGGAATATGTTTCTTCTTCATTCAAACTCTGTATATTATACGTTTCAAAATAGTGACTTGGGCCTTCTTGCTCCATTTCCACCACGCAACTATGAACAAAATTACAATTTTGCGGCTCACGATGTTTTCGTGAAGTCAATATATTGATTTGTTCTTTTAACCATGTGGCGTTATCGACAATGGTTCGAACAGGTTTATTTTTTTCGTATATTGCGTAACCCAATGATTCCAAATATACTGCAAATTTGCCATAATATAATAGGCACAGAACCCCCAGTTGTTGCATACGTTGACTTTTCATGATATCCAAAAAGGCTCCTCCTAGCCATAATACTATATTCGCGCCAATTTGGGCAGTGTGTTTGACACCGGTATAAATATAGTCGTGTCCGTAAATAGCCTCTTCTTCTTCACTCATAACAATATAGAATATGTTTATGAAATGTTTAATTTGTTTCAATCAAAATATAAATAATAACCTAAATATACAAAGAATATAAAATTAAATGAAATGTTATTATAAGGACAATGAAGTATAAATCAGGACTGTTTTTATTTCATCGAGATTTTCGCTTAAAAGATAATCGTGGATTGTTGGAAGCCAGTAAATTATGCGAAGATGTTTATACGGCATTTATATTTACACCTGAACAAGTAAGTCGTTCAAATGATTTTAAATCAAAAAATAGCGTTCAATTCATGATACAAAGTTTGGAAGATTTAGAAGATGATTTAAAAAAGCACAATGGAAAATTAATTCTTCAATATGGTTCTTATGAAACTGTTTTACGGAATCTTCTCAAAACATTATCCATTGAGTGTTTGTTTTTCAATTATGATTTGACACCCTATGCCCGCCAACGTACGCGCAAAGCAGAAGACCTATGTAATGGTCTCAATGTGGATTGTGTATATAGTCATGACTATTATTTGCATGAACCCGGTACCATTATGACCGGCAATGATACCATGTATCATAAATTTACGCCTTATTATGAAAAGGCTTTGGTGGAAAAGGAAATTGACACGCCTAACAACAGACGTATTACCAATTTTGCTGAACGTCGTACTGACTTTGATCATAGTATTACTTTAAAGGAGGCTATGGGAAAATTTGTGGGAAAGGAAAATCCTTCTTTGCATGTTATAGGAGGTCGTGCATTGGGGAAGAAACAATTGACAAATGCACTGAAATCTTTAGGAGATTATGCGAAAACGCGGGATATAATGAGTATAGAAACATCGTCGCTTTCGGCTTATATTAAATTTGGTTGTGTTTCTATACGCGAAGTATATGAGCGTTTTGCGCGTAAATATGGAAAATTCCATGAATTGGTACGTCAATTAATATGGCGGGATTTTTACGCACATTTGTTGTATTTTTATCCGCAATCTTTGGGACAATTGTATTCTGAAAAAATGAAGGAATTGGATTGGTCGAAAAGTCGCAGTCATTTAGAAGCATGGAAAAGAGGAGAAACGGGCGTTCCTTTGGTGGATGCGGGAATGCGGCAAATGAATGAAACAGGATATATGCATAACCGTGTGCGCATGTTGGTCGCCACCTATTTAACGAAGATTTTACATATTGATTGGTTGGAAGGAGAAAAGTATTTTGCTCAAAAGTTGGTGGATTATGATGTGGCTTCGAATTCTGGAAATTGGCAAGCAGTTGTGGGTGGGGGTGTTTATGCTATGCCATGGTTTCGTGTATTGAGTCCTTGGGCACAATCAGAACAATATGATGGTGACTGTAAATACATAAAAAAGTGGGTACAAGAACTTGAAGAGTTAGAACCGAAAATCATTCATAAGTGGTACAAATATTGTAAAACATCGGAATACAACAATATTTATAAATGCCCCATTGTGGAATACAAAGAAGAAAGAGAGGTTTTCATGAAAATGATGAAATAATTAGTCTTCGTTTTTGCATCCGACCTTTTTCATTTCTTCTTGCAAATGATTCACCAAATCGCTGGACGATGTGATGAATGCATCTGGATAAAGCGCATGAACAAAGGCCTGAACACTTCCTATAGCCAATTTAGTACTCAATGACATGGAAAACATAAAGTGCTCTAAATAACTCATACAAACAGACGCAGGGTGGGTGAAATAACCATAAGAATATTTTTGATAAAAAGTATTGAACATCACGATTATACTATATTCAGTGAAATAGTATAATCAAAATAATTTCATTAGATGTCTAGTGAAATAGTATTTTTGTCGGATTTTTGCTTCCGGCGATTCGTTTTCTTAGGAAGCACATTGTTTTGTGTTTCACCAAGAGAATTTACACTGACCATGGATTCGTTTCCATTACTTGCACCTATATTTACTTCACGTGTTTTTAGTCCGGACAAAAGACCGTCTAAATCGACGTTTTGAGGTCCTTTCATTTCAGGTCTTGGACCTTGCATAGAAGCCGCGGGTGGTACTTGAGGAGGGACTTGACGTGTTGTTCTTTCTTGTTTTTGTAAATTCTCTTGTGGTTGACTAATATCAATTCCTTGCTCTCTGAACATTGTTCCGCGTCCCATGGCAATATCCGGGCGATTGGATGGTGCCTCGGTAAATTGCATACCTGGACGACTTGGAGGTGCTTGTTTTTGTGTATCCATTGGTGCAGGTGGAGGTCCAAACGAGGTATTGGGTTGATTATCCGGATTTAACATTTCATTAATAAAATCCATACCTCCAGCCATGCCTGGATTTTGATTTCCCATTGATTGTACTGTGGCATTGGAAAACATTTTCATTAATTCAGGACTTTGTTTAATAACATCATTGAATCCGGGTGTTGCTGTTGAAAGAGCTTTGTTGGTAATATTTAATACAGCACCACTAAAACCCAATCGCAGCAACAAGGAAATCTCAGGAGACATTTTCCCGCCCTTGTATTTTTCATGTAATTCTGCGAAAATTTCTTCGTAACTATCAATATCTTCATTGATTTGCTCACCCCATCCGTCCAAGTTCAAACCAAAGGGATCAAACACTGCATTGGCATATTCCATCGAATTTACAATAGTGGTGAACCACCATCCTTGTAATTTCACACTGTCCTTTTTACGTTTCTCCTCCAAAATGGTTTCGTATTCGTCTTCAATCTCATCAAAATCGGATTCCATGTTGAAATTGCTGCTTTGCTTAATATGCCCACGATCATACCATTCCTCCATTTTCTTTAACATAGCACGCTTCTTACGACGTTTCTCACGCTCATTCAAGCGAGGACCTGTTTGCACTTTTGGTACGTCATTTACTTTGGTAAAACCATCCCATGTACGTGTGTTTCCAATACTTTCCGCTGTGGCCGATCCCAGTTTAGAGTCGCTTTCTTCAGCACCCAATTTCACTGTTTCGGTGGGAGCACTTTTTGAACCAAAATTAAATAAATTAGCAAATCCACCGCCACTACTAGGTGCAGGCTTTTCCGACATTTCTGGTGGAGCAACACCAGAAGCTTCGTTTAATTCTTTCTCTAATTGGTCCAAATCGTCCATTTCCACACTGGTGGAATGGGAAGAAGAAATATTTTTATCATTCATTAGCAGTTCAATGCCCGGTCCAAAATTCACAGATGGTTTGGAACTAGTTTCTGGTTCAATCGACGCCGACACATTTTCAATACCCTCATTCAGACTCAATGGTGCTGTTTCTAAATCGCTTACGCCAATGTCTATAACTTCCATATTATGATAAGTTAATACTATTTATTTTTAAGTTCTCCGCATAAGTAATTAGTTTTCGATTTTCTAAATAATAAAGTCCTTGCAAAAAACAATCGGCCAAGTCATCCACCTTTTTATGGCTAAATATAGATTCCCAATTTCCAAGATTTGGATTTTCTTGGAAAATCTTTTTTCCGTAAAAAATAGCATCACTTTTATGTTGTTTATATTGATTCGCATTGTCGCCTAAAGTTTCTCCTCCGTGTTTTACTAAATGTTTTAGTTTGTTCGAAGACGAAATAAATTCTATTGTCAAAGACTCGTTTTTCATAATGTAATATTGTGCCAACATACCTTGCAACGTCTTCATACGGGTTGCAATCGGTGAAATCTGATTTTCGATAATGACATGCGTTAAATCGTCATGACCATTTAATTCACACAATTGCTGTTTTAAGGAGCGCCCTAAAACAATCAAATCCTCTTCTCCCGCATTTTTCTTCTTTTTGCTGACAGTCCGAAAACTATTTTCTCGGATATGAATATCAAAGAGTTCGAGGGCATGTTTTTTGGTTTTTACTAAATGTATATTGTTTATGTGATGTTCATTTCCAAGATTTTTCAATCCGTCTAAAGAAAGTTTCCTCAAAATGGGTAATTTTAAAGTATTTGGTAAAAGATAGTTCTTGGAATTCACCAAAGATTTTCCATGTGTCATACAAAAATAGTCTCCGTTTTTCTCTAAACATGCCTTCTTTCCACAAATCTTAAGCGGCATTTCCAAGTTTTTCTTTTTATGCGGAATGGCAAATCCGCATGTGGATAGGGCATTGTCTTGTTGTGCCATTAAATTGAGTACATTCCAGTCTGTTACCCGAAGTCCTTGCTCGTCGTATTCGAATACGCAGTAAGCCATATTGCGAATGCCCACGTCATAACTAATGAGCTTCATAATTATAATACCTAAATCTTGGAATTTTAAGTATTATTTGTTTGAAGTTACTTATTGTAATTTCTGGTGAAACATTTGGTCTTGACTATGTGTAACTGGTGCTTTTTGTGCGTTTAATTCTTCAGAACTGAGATACAGTTTTTTCAAATCACTTGCAATATGATGAGGACGTTCGTTATAAGATGAATATGTATGAGGAGTTGATTCCATGGGCTTTTTGTCACCTCTTTGATCGGAATAAAACTTCTGAAAATATCCCTGATCAGTGGCAGAGTTATGCATATTTGTGCGACGGATGCTATTTCCGTTATTAATCAAATGTTGTCGATAGTCATGGTTGCTCGAAAAACCAGATTCCGCTTTTAAGTGAGTATTGTATGCAGCTTCAGGTTGGAATGCAGCAAATGGACCACGACCATCATGCATTAATGCTGGAAATTCAGGATATTTATTATTCATGGAATATCCCTTGTAATTTGGTTCGGCATCAGAAATAGTCGTATCATAGGGCTTAGGTTGTGGATAAGAAAAATTAGCTGAAGGCATTATATACTTTGAGTATATAATGTTTTAACTTTTATTTTTTACTTTGATTGTATCAAGTCCAATAATTCACTTTTCTTCATTTTGGAAGCATTTTCCACTAAACCTTTCTCCACAGCCAAGGTCTTGAGTTTTGCTAAAGTGAGTTTTTGTAAATCTTCTTGGACTTCTTCGGTGACAATTTCCTCCACATTAGGAGTAACATCTTCAATGGGCTCTTCTTCATTATCAGATACGACGATTTTGTCACTGTCATCAAATTCAATATTTAATTTCACAGCCTCCATTTCGGGTTCATCGTCACTATCTTCCTCCTCCTCATCACTATCCTCCTCCTCCTCCTCATCATCACTATCCTCCTCCTCATCATCGTTGTTATCCATTTCACCAATGGATGTCAATACATTCTGACCATGATGAACCACAGGAGGTTCTTGCATTTGAGAATTTTGAGAAAAAAGATGATTCACCGGAATTCCTAAATCATGGATTCCTTCCATGGGAGGTTGCCTCATAGCCATTAATTGTTGTTGTTGAGAAACAACACCCTTAATTGTATTCATTTCCGATGCCATTCCGTTAATAATTTCGAACATGGTGCTGCATTTTGTCTCGGTTTCGGATAGACGCTGTTTAAAGTGATATACCAAAAGGAGAATTAATACAAAAGCAATACCTAAGCTTAAAAAAAAGACTGTATCCATGAGTCCAGACATGTTATAATATAGTCTAAAGACAAATACATTATACTTTTCAAACGAATAGAACTTTTATTTTATGTATTTATAATATATTAGACCATGGAAAGTTCAAGTAAAAAACAAAGTAATAAACAAACATTACAAATTCCCGCAAATCTGTTTTCCGCAAAAAATATTGTCATTGCAGTATTGGTTGTTTTGTTATTATTATCCTTTTTAGGAGTAAATTTGCTTTTCATTGTTGGTGAAGTTTTACAAGTAATTGTAAATATAATTCGCCCATTATTTGACTATATTTTGGGTACGGTTTTTTATTTCATTGGAGGAGCAATCAATGTGAGCGCAGATGTTACCAGTGATGTGGCGCGTACCGGAATCGATTTGGCCGAAGGAGCTGCTCATTCCGTTGGAAATTTACTTCAAAACGAGGACAATGTCAATGGACCATTACCCCAAGAAGATTTATTCTATAAATCCATGTTTGAAGTAGTCCCTGTGGAAGAAAGACAATCCCAATACGAAGACGAACAAAATAACATTCAACCCATTTTAAAAGATATGGGTACGGCATTACAAAGTGCAGGTTCAATGGCTGAAATGGTCATGAGAGAAGCCTCTGTTCCGGTGGATGTTACTTTGACACAACAAGAAATCCCGGCTCCTATGCCAAAAGATTTAGATAAAGTGTTGGAAAAAGAAAAGAAACCAGAAGTGTCCAGCGAAACACCTTCTCCATCATGGTGCTTGGTCGGAAATTATGGCGGTAAACGCAGTTGTATGACTTTGGAGGAAAATGAAACATGTATGTCTGGACAAGTATATCAAAATCAAGAAGATTGTTTACAATTAGGAAAAGCATCTGCAAAGAGTGTATTGGCAAAATCATCTCCTTTGACCAAACAGGTTCCACAATCCCAAGTTCCTATTGTAAAACAAACCACCACCACTTATAGCAAAAATTGGGGAATCCCGCCTCCCGTTCCTCCACCTGCCGCGAATAGTCCTCCTATGGGAAGTGGAGTACCACAACAACAACAGAGCCCTTATATTCAAACCAACTATTATCCTTATATGAGTGGCGTGAATCTATCACCTTTACCAAATCCCTATTATGGAGCGCAAAAATATAGAATGCAGGCGGGAACACCTCACCCTAATTATGTTGGTCCAGTTCCTGGAACTTATTTAACGCCAAATCAACAACAAAACTTGCAACAAGTACGTCAAAATGTACAGCAACAAAGACAACAATTTCAGCAACAAAGACAACAATAAATAAGTTGTAATAGAAAGTATTTATAAATCAACGTAATATATTCAATATATTATGTTTCACGCAAGAATTGATGACTCTCCTGAAACTGTTTGTAAAGAATTGGAAGAAATTGATCGTTATGCCTCTTTACAATTAGAACAAGATTACTTTAAACAATATGAATGGTTAAATGCTGACCATTTTGCACGACCTCCCAGCAAAGAACTAATGCTTCGCAACGTGTTTTTACCATTTTTACAATCTACTATGGGTGTTGATATATCTAAGGAAGCACCTTCAACACAAATTCCAGAACAAGATAAATTGTACATGTATTTCATTTCGTTGGAACAAGACAAGATGTTTTTGTATGTGGATTTCCAAGATCAAGAAGAAAATATATTGATTAAAGCACGTGAAAAATACCAATATGTACAAGCATTTGCGCCAATTAAAATAGTATTTGTGATGGAAATTAAGGACTTGTACGATGTCGATAAACATGTGAAACAGTTTATGCATATGTTTGGTATTGATAATACCCGCGGAGGGTCGTATATTAATATCAAACTAAAAGAAGAAGAAGTTGAACTTATTGAAAAAGAAAGAGTTATAACCAGTTTAGACTATTATGGTTCAGGATCATCTTCGGCAAATTCGGCTTGTTCTTCATAATCTAAACACCATGCCATAAACCTCGATGGATGCCATGTTGTCTTAATTAAATCTTCAAACAAGATATACATTTTTTGGATTGCTTTTATTTTTTGGGTTTTGTAATATTGCATTAATAAGAACTCGGGTTCGTTGTCTTTCCAATGAAAATAATTGTAAGACAAATCATTGAATATATTATGATCTAATGCATCATAATGTTTCATTATATAACTCCGATCAATGTGTTTGGTGTGTCCAAAACATTCGTCATGAAACAATGAATTGTACTTTTCGATCAAACATAATGGCGTATTCTTGTTTAAAGACATATGATGCGTAATATTCGGATTCAAAATATAAAAATGTCTCTTTAAATGTTCCAAAGCAGTTATGTTTAAAGGAAGATGAAGGTAAATATATTCCAATTCCCATCCTTTGTCATCATTTTCTAACACCATGGACCATGTTAAATATGGATTTTCACTTAGCCAATAATAATTCCATGAACAATCTATATTGTCTTTGAACAATTCTTCATCCAAATATACTTTTCGCGAAATTCCTTGCCAATTCCATAATAAATCTGGATGCCTTTTAATAATAGACAATGTAATATTGGGATTATTGGAAAAATAATATGCGCATTTTTCCACTTCTAATAATTGAGCTTCTTCCCAAGTAAATTGTTGATTTTCACACAAAAATTGTTTCTTCCATGGAAAATCAGGATGTTGTTTGTACAATTTATACGAAATGTTGGGGTTTTCTTTACAAAAATATTCATAATTCCATGATTTTTCCGGATAACGTAATAACAAAAGTATATCGACATTGGGATGAGCACTTAACATAAAGAAATCCCAATTCTCGTGAATATGTGATTCAATAAAATGAATTGATAAGTGTTTAAAGGTTGATAATATTTCATAATTCCATGCTATAGTTCCGTCATTATGCTCTTGAATATAGTGTTCGTCAATATTGGGATTTTCATAACGATATTCAGTATTCCATGGTAATTCATTATGTTCATCCATAAATGCTTGACTTATGTTCGGATTGCGTGATAACAAATCAAAGTTCCATTGTTGAGTTGGATATTGCAATACAATTTGTTCTAATGTGGAAGTCATCTATATAATAAAACCAAAACGCTTTAACTTTTTTTCATATATACTAATGTACGTTCATATGAAAAATTAACATAAGTGATAGTGATATTTTCCTGGGTTTTTCATGCAAACAGAACATGTTTTATGTGCAAATCCATTTTCTGTTTTTGGACCGTGATTTTCCTTTAAAGCAAATTCTTGTATATGATAATGTGATCCGTTTTCATAACAATAAGGACATTTCATATTCATTCCAGTACATATGAATAAAGAGACAATTATTATCAAAAGCAGAAAAATTATCATTTGTTTGTACATGTATATAATAATATTACATATTATTTGCTTTGATAAAAGGAAAAGGAATTGTATTGTGCCTGATTACCGTGAATGGAACAATTGGTTTCATTAAATGTATAAGCACTGTTATTTTCTATATTGGCAATGATGCTTGGAGTAATTGTTATTGGCGAAGAAGCCACGTTTCCGGATGAATCAAATTGATTTACAGTGATAAAAGGTTGTAACAGTAAGTTATAGTTATATTCCGGACACGAAGGTAAATTTAAAGAAGACACTATTGCGTTTCCGATAAAAAAGGTTGCATTAAAACTGCCACTATCTAATAATTCCACTTTAAATGTATTTAAATTTGTTGTGTAAATAGATGTACTTAGTTCTTCAATACCTCCACCATTATCAGATATATTTAATGTTAATTGAGATAAAGATAGTTCTAAATAAGAAACATCACTTGAAAAACTATAAAAAATACCATTTACATTAATAGATAGTGGAAACGAAAGGAAAAAAGGGTTTTGTATAGAATCCGGGTTAATAAATATAACGTTCATTAATTGACCATTTTTGAAATTATCAATTTGTACATTTTCTTGTACAGTTGAACTCCATGATTCGTCCAATAATGGATATGGTTGACTATTATACGGCAACGTATTGACATTCAAATTATATAACGGAATACTGTCATCATACGTAATCGTTACAATTGGAAATGGTACATTAGATGCCGTACTCGATGTGGGTATGTTGCGATTATTAAAACATATTTTATCTGTGCGTGGAGATGTAATTAATTTTGTCCAAATATTTTTAATGGTTAATTTACGAGCATTTCCTTTGTATTGTAAAATATCTGCTTTTCGGCGCATAGCCAATTGTTGTGGAGTAAAAGTCGGATAAGGACCTGGAAAAATGGTTGCGCGCAATTGATTTGTTTGAATGGCTTTTAAGTAATTCTTTCGATTTAATAATTGTTGTGCGCAAAAGGGATTGTTTGTTGAAAATACAGCATCATTTTGAGGAACGGTTGAAGTATCTTGACATGTGTTTAATAATGTTGTTACGTTATTTGTTGTATTTTCTGTTGTAAATGGTAAATCTTGAACAAAATCACTCATAGTGTTATAATATATTATAACGTTATGTTTTAATAGTTTGCATTATACCACAAATTGGATAAATAGTAGGGGAATCCACTGGCATCTTCCGAAGCTGTTGCTTGAGAGGCAGTTGAATTACGTCCCCAAATCACAATATTATTAATTTGGAACACGCTTAATGCACTATCAAAGTATTGTAAATTGGAAATATTTCCGTTAAACCCACCGTTTGCGCATACATACACATCTTCATAATTCTGTTTAGGTACGTCTTGTAATACAATACGGTTTGCAATGGTCCCATTAATATAAGCATCCATCGTCAAATTCTCTAACCGAACAGTACAGTTAAACCATTTTTGAAGAGGAATATCTTTAATGATCATCATTTCACGATAATTGGTGCTGGAAACAGTGTTCATTGCAACGACTAAATTAACTCGTCCCTCTTGACTGGCCTTATTATCTAAATATAATCCAGGACCACTCGAAACTGTGCTCATTCCTTTCATAGGACCTTCTTCAAAGAAAATACCATTTCCTTTGTTAAAAATACAAGAATAGTCAGCTCCTTCAGATGTTTTGATATCATTTACGAAAATCCATACACTCCATGTAAATTCCATACCTCCGCCTTTATTGTTGGATCGTAAAATAGGAATCGTATTTGTGTTAGTTGGGTTTTGAGGAATCACAATAGAACTTGCACCATTTAATGTGCCAGAAATAATCATGGGGTTTCCTTTTGCTTTTGTGAAATAACCAATAATCATAACGCCTAAATTCAAGAGAAACATAAACGCCACCAATACAAAAAGCAAAAATGCGAATTTTGCAATTAATGTATTGGAATTCAAAAAACTGGAACTTGCTTCAACGACAGAAGAATCACCAAAACCTTTTAATGAATCGGAGACTTGCTCTGATGCTGCACTGACATTATCACTTATAGAAGTAGCAATATTTGAACCCGTGGTCGCAATATTTGAACCAATGTCAGAAATAGTGTCTGTAATAGGTTGAGCAACCGGCATGGCATTTGCTTCATTTGTTGAAGTATTTGTTGAAGTTTCTGGTTGTTGATTTCCTAATTCACTCATAATCTATATTATAGTATGATTTTTTTTAAGAACTTAATTCTTAAAAAAATGAAATTATAGATTCATAGTATAGGTTGATTGTTCTACGTTGTTTTTATCAACAGAAATATTGACACTATATTGACTGAAGAATCCAGACATTGCACTTCCTGCACCATTCATATACGTGTCCCATGCTTGTTGCGGACCAATTGGACCATTCCAATTTTTAAATCCAGAAACATATGCGTCCCAGCCACTTCCTAAAACAACAGGATCCGTTGTTGCAGTACCGGGTGATTGAGGATATCCTTGCAATTTCACAGAATTCACTAATTTACCGTCAATATAACAATCCAAAATATTGTTGTCAGCACTGACTATAATATTGGTCCATGCTTGCAATGGGAAGTTATCGGTAATAGTAATTTGCTGAGGTAAATCTTGATTTGTTAATTTAATATCGCAATATAAGATCGGTTTCACGGTATCTAAATATACTGCAATATTATTGTTTCTCATGTAAATGATCTTCTCACTGTTTGTGTTCCAAGCATCCACATAAAGCCAAATAGAATAGGCATAACGAGTTGATTGCCCACTATTAATAGAAGTAATCGCAGGATTTGTTCCCTTTAAACTGGCTGATTGCTTTAATGTGTTGGATTGATTAACAAAATAAATATACAAAATGTAAATTAAAACAATTACAATAATGGCTAAAATAATAGTTGTCCAGTTCATTATATATATATTAGTAGCGAAATAAAAAGTTTCTCTATTGAGAATTTGTCAATGTTTTGTCTTGCTCTTCACGCGGAATAGGCGGATTTTTTCCAACCATGGAATTGTATGTAAATGCGATTTGTTCAGCACTTAGTGGCGTTTTGTAATATACCACATTGCAAATTCCTCCGTCCAAACCATTTTTATCGCCCACGGTAATGGTATCTAAATCGCTATATTTGGGTAAAAATGTTTCGGGATTTCCTGGTGCTTCATATTCTTTTGGAGGAATATCGCCCCCTGCTAAATAAAAGGTTCGCTCTAAATCTCCGTTAATAAACAAATCCACGGTATTATCGTTGTAATTTAAAACGACCTGATTCCATGCTTGTGTGGGAACAGTTACAGGATAAAAAGTATATTTGGCATTTTCATATGTTTGATTATCTAAAAACGAAAGTTCTTCTTCACTTCCATCTTCGTACATTTCTAAGAGTTGTAATGTTGCTTCGGCTTGTTCCTTTGATTTTTTTAAATCATTTATTTGTGATTGACTTAATTTACCAGTGCGAATCGTATTCTTTAAAGAAGTAATTTTATTATTCAGTTCCTCTTTTAATACTTTATTGGACATGGTGGTCAATTGACTATTCAATGACTTAATATCATTTTGCATGTCTTCCTTTTCCAATTCGCTTAATTTTTTATTAGCTAACAAAATATCGTAATCTTCGATTTTGCTTTTGATCGCCGATATCTTATTTTGAACCACGGGGAGATAGCTTTTGAGTTCATCCTCTAAACGAATATCTTTATAATTCACAAAATAAAATATAAGTTTATTACGTTCCATGGGTTGATCGGTGGTGTTTCCTCCTCCATAATAAGTGACCAATGGTTTGACTTGATACAAACCATCTTTGTCTAAATATCCATAATTGAGGATTTGGCTTTCGCGGGAATAAGAATAATTGGCGGGATCTTGATTATTTATATAGAGCCAAAAAGAAATACAATAATTGCGTGAAGCAAAGGGTCGTGTAATGCCCATTTGTTTTTGTTCGTCTGTGGGTTGCATTTTCAGCATTTGGCTTGTGGCCACTGTTTTCTGACCTTGGTTTAAAGGAATCACATTTTTCACCAATAACAAGCTGTTTTCTGTGCCGGTTACATATTGGGTAATACTTGGTAAATAAATATACATGACAATCAATATGATTTCAACAACAATGAGTGCATAAATAGCAAACGGTGTTAATTTGAATTGTTCCAATAAAGCTAGCCATGCATCGTATAATACACAAGGTAAATAGAATATGAGTTGTGCAATGAAACCTGGCCATCCACGTAATCTGCTCATGTATCCGATGAGTACATTATACACAATCGCCAATCCAATCAACAATATGGCAATACCAAACAACGTATTAGAAACGGTGTCTGTTAATTCATATGAAGTGGTAGAAATGGCATAATAATAAACGGCACATACAACAACAATTCCAATACCCAATATTTCTAAAAAGGGTGTGCGATTGTTGGAATTTTTGGCCAAATTCAAAATAATAGCAAATATCATTAATAACGGAAACATGTATAAAAAGAAATATTTTTGGATATTATAATTCGAACTGCTTGGATTTTTAAGAATGCCAAATAATATGATACAAACCACAATGAATGCAAGTGTGGAAAAAAAGTATTTCACGACACATTTTTTAAATTCTTGATCTTCGGCATTGGCACTGCTTAATCTTTTAAAAAAATTGTATATAACATTTTTATTATTCGAAGATTCCATAATATATATAAATCATACATATTATGAATTACACAATGAGCATATATTTAGTCAATGTATTATGAACCTTGGTTAATATGTTTTTCTTTTCCACATTGTAATCTCGGATCACTTCTAAACATTGTTCGTATTTTTTCCATTGCAAATTACTGACTTCGCTTTTTTGATACAAACTCGAGTCTAGCGTCTCATTATAATTCATGCCCATTATGTAATATTTATGTTTATAGGATTTGTAATTCGATCCTGTAAAAATTTCTTCAAACGGTAATACATTTTGTACATTTCGTAATTTGGATCGACTGATACCAGTTTCTTCTTCGAATTCGCGCAATGCACAGTCGTAATCCTTTTCGTGACTATTGCGACGACCTTTGGGAAACCCCCATTCGGGCTCTTCCCATTGGATTCCGGTATTGCTTTCTTCGATTAAATCTAACAAAGTATAGTGTTCTTTTTTAACAGTGACTCCGTTACATAAAGTATTAAATTTTTCTCGAGATGCACTTTCTTCGTTTTTGTACAACGGTGATAATTCGGGCTCATGCGACCAAACATTATTCCATAATAAATCAAAATCGAGAAGTTTCATAGATTCTTTTTCACTACGTGTCATTTGATTTAGCATGTTTAAAATATATAATTTATCATGTATATTGTATTTTCCACGCATAAAATCAATGTGTCCTAACGTGTCTTTTCGGCATATCATCAAATATTCATTTTCGTTTTGAGGAGTCTTTCGGAAAGCAATGATTCCAATACTCGTAATCGGCATTTTGCATAAATTGAAAACGTGTCCGCTTTTCCCACAATTATTACAATATAAATTCGTTTGCATAGTTAAAGTTATAAATATATCTTGTAAATTGTTTATATAGTTTCTTTAGGTAAAATGAATAACATGGATGAATTATACGATAAAGAAAGACAAAATCAATATTTGCCTCCTGATTTTACTCCTTTAAACGCTGAATTATTTGATCATGAGGTATGGGAACCGAATTTTTGGTTTTTCTTTCATACAGTTGCTCATAGTTATCCAGCCATTCCCAATTCCGTTACAAAACGGAAATATTATGATTTTATTCAAAACATTCCCTTGTTTATTCCCAATCCCGATATTTCAACACAATTTAGTAAATTATTAGACAAATATCCGGTCTCACCTTATTTAGATAGTCGCGATTCTTTTATACGATGGATGCACTTCTTCCATAACAAACGAAATATGCAATTGGGAAAAGAAGAAATTTCCTTGTTTGCTTCTTTAGACCAATATCGACATCATTATAAACCTCAACAATTGAAATTATCGGAGCGTTTTTCTTTAAAGAAGGAATATGTGGTCTTTGTATTTACGTTGATTTGTTTAGTACTGATTTATTTTTTTTATAAAACATGATTTTTTGTAACTATAATATAACTATGCGTATTGAATTGTGGTTGTTTATCATTGTATGTGCTTTACTGTTCCATGTTTATAGTGATGGAAAATATGTAAAGAAATTAATGAGTTATAAAAAGTATTTGCAAATGGGCGGAATTGTGGTTGGTGCGTGTATTTTCTATGTTTTAATAAAAAAAAATCCTAAACACGCAGAAAACATCATCATGGGGTCAAACGAATATTTAAAATATTTACCCGTAGATAAAAATACCACGTCTATGATTTCTCCCATCTTGGATTTCACCTCCAAACGCAGTTTTTCACGGGGAGGTGCAACGCCACAAGAAATAGGAGAAGAAAATGGGTTTCAGTATCCTGTATTACAAGTACCCACTGCACAACAACGCTCTGCTGAAAATGTGTTGCTGCAATCCGGAAAGCGAGGAACAAAACGTTCTGTTAGTGAAACGAAAAAGAAATTTGTGGCATCACGACAGAGTTGGAAATGTGGTGGATGTCAGAAAATGTTAAATGCCTGGTTTGAAGTGGATCATAAAATCCGTTTAGCAGATGGAGGAAGTAACCATGTTGATAATTTGGTGGCTTATTGTCGAGAATGTCATGGAGAAAAAACGGCTATTGAAAATCTATAAAACCATTAGGTTTAGATGAACATGAAAATATACGTCTAATTTATATACGTATATTTATGGAACAAAGTGAAGTTGTAGAATCCAAGAAAATAGTCAAAATAAGACAGAAACCGAAAACACAAAAACAAATCTTGGAAAATAACAAACAGAAAACGCGTAAGATAAGAGAAGATGCATCTATAAATGCGGTTGCTCCTTTACCAACACGAACACTCAATGAACCTGTTTTCCAAGAAAAGGAACAACGAAGTAGGCAATCCTCACCACAACCAACTTTAGAGAAGGAAGAAGAAAACCCAGTAACATTACCTCCTTCGCAAAAAAACAAACCCGAAGTTATTTTGGACGACGTATTGGCAGCTGTTCCTATAAATAGCAACGATTTTAAGAGGAAAAAAGAGAAAATAGAGAGTGAAATTCTGGATCAAAATGACGACTATGATTTTTTGTATCCTCACATGGACGACCCTGAGTTCTCCATGAAAATCGCCAAACATAAGGAATTTTACGATACTCAATACGACGGTACAATACAGAACATCAAGCAATATGCAGAAAAAATGTGCAAGGCCAGTTTTGAGTTAATGCCTCATCAATTATTTGTCAAGAATTTTTTGTCCCTCCAAACACCTTATAATAGTTTGTTACTTTATCATGGTTTGGGGTCTGGAAAAACATGCAGTGCTATTGGTATTGCCGAAGAAATGAGAAATTATATGAAACAAGTGGGTATTAAAAAGCGCATTTTAGTGGTTGCTTCACCCAATGTCCAAGAAAATTTCAAAATGCAATTATTTGACGAACGCAAATTGAAATTGAACGATGGCATTTGGAATGTGCGTTCTTGTCTTGGAAATACGCTTTTAAGAGAAGTCAATCCAACTTCTTTGAAAAACGTGCCGCGCGAGAAAATAGTGAGTCAAATTAAAAGCATTATTAACCAATATTATTTGTTTATGGGATATATCGAACTGGCCAATTTCATTAAAAAACGCGCATTGGTGGATGAAAATGCGGGTTACAATGAAGAAGAACGCAAAAAAATCGAAATATCGAACTTAAAGCGCGAGTTTAGTAACCGATTGATCATTATTGACGAAGTTCATAACATTCGTCTTACACAAGATAACAAAGATACCAAAACCGCAAAATTATTGATGAAAGTCGCAAAATACTCCGAAAATTTGCGTTTTGTATTGCTATCAGCCACTCCTATGTACAATAGTTACGAAGAAATCATTTGGTTAACCAATTTGATGAATTTGAACGATAATCGCGGTACAATTACTCAAAACGAAGTATTTCAGTCCAATGGTGAGTTTAAAGGAGAAAAAAAGAACGAAAATAACATTGTTGTTGAAGAAGGAGGGCGGGCTTTGTTACAACGCAAATTAGTCGGCTATATTTCCTATGTGCGCGGTGAAAATCCTTATACGTTTCCTTATCGTGTTTATCCCGATGTATTTGAACCATCCAAAACATTTGCCGAACCGACGAATTTATTGGAAAATCTTGGAAATGCTGCACAAACATTGATTGGTAATAGTAATGGACGCTATAAACTTCCAACCAAACAATTAAATGGAAAAGAAATTAATAGTCCTTTGGAACACACACCTTTGTATGTTACGAAAATAAGTAGTTATCAAGAAAGTGCGTACCAACTAATAATTGACAAAGTAAAAGATAAAATGGACGATTCCAAGAAAGATTTTGAAGACATGGACAAATTCGGGTTCCGTATGTTACAAGCACCCTTGGAAGCCTTAAATATTGTATATCCAAGTGAAAGCTTGGAAAAGCAAATCCAGACAGGGTCTTTAGAATTGGATGAAAACAAAAATTCCGATGAACCACATGACACCATTCATTCCAGTTCTTTTATGGTTGGAAAACGCGGATTGTATCAAACCATGAACTTTATCGATGATTCGCGCAAAAAGATTCCCTTAAAACATAGTTTCCAATATAAGCCTCACATCTTGGAAAAATATGGACCGATTTTCCGTGAAGACCTTTTGTTAAAGTACAGTTCCAAGATTTCAAGTATAACACAAATCATCAAAAAATCCAAGGGTATTATTATGGTATATAGTCAATATATTGATGGAGGCGTTGTTCCACTTGCATTGGCTTTAGAGGAATTGGGATTTACTCGATTTGGTACAGCGGCTCATACAAAACCCTTGTTTTCGAACTCCAATGTTGAACCATTGGATTCTTTCACTATGAAACCACGCAAAGACCTGGAAGATAAAACGAAATTCAAACAAGCCAAATATGTCTTGATTACGGGTGACAAATCACTTTCTCCTCAAAATGCGGATGATTTAAAAGAAGTTACAAAGCTCGACAATAAAAATGGCGAAGACATTAAAGTGATTATTATTTCCAAGGCGGGTTCAGAAGGCTTGGATTTCAAAAATATCCGGCAAATACATTTACTTGATCCTTGGTATAATACCAATCGTGCAGAACAAATTATTGGTCGAGGAGTGCGTAACTTAAGTCATTGTGCATTACCGTTTGAAGAAAGAAACGTGGAAATTTACATGCACGCAACCTATTTAGAGAAAAATAATTCGTCGGAAGCTGCGGATGTATATGTATATCGATTGGCGAAAAACAAGGCACTGAAAATAGGAAATGTATCGCGATTGATGAAAGAGAATTCCGTGGATTGTATTGTCAATATTGGCCAAACCAATTTCAGTGTTTCCAAGTTATCTTCGTTGGCAGAGAATCAAAACATTGAAATCATGTTGTCTCATGATAACAAAAAAGTGAAATTCCAAATAGGCGACAAACCTTTTAGTAATATATGCGATTATATGGAAAATTGCGAATATAAATGTGCTCCTCGAAACATGGATTCTGTTGCACAACGTGATGTTACGGAAGTCACTTATAATAGTCACTTTGCCAATGCCAATGACGAGCGTATTAGCCAATTGATTCGCAACATGTTCCGCGATTTGCGCGATGGACAACACTTTTACACATTGGAGGAAATCATGAATTATGTAAATAGTTCGAAACAATATCCCATTACACAAATTTATGCTTGTTTGACTCGCATGATGAAGAATCAAAACGATTATATTGTGGATAAATATGGACGTCGCGGCAATTTGATCAATCGCGCCAATGTGTATGCTTTCCAGCCAGTTGAAATTAACGACGAAGGTATTACGATATTCGAGCGCAAAGTTCCGGTAGATTACAAGCGTCCTAAATTAGCATTGGAAATACCCAAACAATTTAGCGATAAACAGCCAGTACAAGAAAGTTTGGTCGGTGAAGTCCAAGAATTGAATTACGATAGTTTATTGCAACAAATTACCACCAATTTGACGAATGCCACACGTGTAAATAAAATCACCACTTCTGACCAAGATTGGTATCGTCATGCAAGTCGCGTATTTAATCATCTTCAAGTGGTACATAATATGGGTTTAGAGGAGATTCGATTACATATTATATGCCATAATGTCGATTTTTTAATGCCAAATGAAAAGTTAATATTGCTTTCTCATTTTTATAGCAAGATTATTGACGAAGAGAAACTGACTCCTGTGGAGAAAGTCATCAAGAAATATTTGGACACGAAGATGGTGCAATCTTCTCGCAAAACAGGATTTGTTATTGCTGGCAAAACGAATTACGAAATATATGTGGCATCTGAAGAAGATGCTTCTAAATATGTATTGGCTCAACCAGAAGACATCCGATCTTTTGAGAAAGACGATCAATTGAAAACAAAATTTCAAGTGAATCCAAATAGTTACAACAAGATCATGGGTTTTATTGATATGTTCCGTAATGGAAAAGAAATGGTATATCGATTGAAAAACATGACGCAAATGCAAAACAACGTGGGAACACGAATTAGCGCACAAACACCCGGGAAAGGCGTATTGATCAATTATTTGAACGAAATCATCGGTCAAAATATGTATAGTTTAGAGCAATCCAAAGAAATTATGCAGTTGGGTATTTGTGTAATTATTGAAATATTGATGCGCCATTATGAACAGGAACGCAAAGACCAGAAAAATTGGTTCTTAAATCCGGAAAAAGCAGCCTATAGTAAAATCGCGAAATATAGAGCTCCTAAATAACAAAATTGAAGAAACGATTTAAAAATCTAAATACAGTATAAAAGCAATGTCTAATAAAGTTGTAATTCGCCGTCCCAAAAAGAAGGAGGAAGAGGGGCAACAGTCACGTAAGGTGTATGGTGTATATATGAACTCCATGTTGGACCGCAAAGTCTATTTACATATTACGCAAATAGGAAAAACAGTGAAACAGAATTTGGAGAAGAAAATTAGCAATGAAATTGGAGGTAAGTGCATTGACGAGGGATATATTAAACCACGTTCCATCAAAATACATTCTTATTCCAGTGGAAATATAAGTGGAGAGCATGTTGAATATCAAGTATGTTTTGAGTGTATGGTTTGCTTACCGGTGGATGGGATGTTGGCAGAATGTACTTGTAAGAGCGTGACCAAAGCGGGTGTTCATGCAGAAGTCATTGATGATCAAGGAAATACTCCTTTGACATTGTTTATAGCGCGTGATCATCATCATTTGAATGAAAGTTTGAGTACCATTAAGGAAAACGATAACTTATTGGCACGTGTTATTGGAATTCGTTATGAATTGAATGATAAATATATTTCGGCGATTGCTAAGTTGAAGGATTAGTTTGTAATAATTCGCGAATAGCATCGTATTGTTGCCCTTGTTTTTGGGCTATTTCGTCTAAAGGAGTATTGTTCCAACGATCTTGCTTAAGGATTGCACCTTTTTCATGCAATAATTTAACAACATCAAAATGACCTTCTGATGCTGCTAAATGTAATGGACTGCGTTTGTCATAATCACACATATTGACATCGATATTGTCTATAATTTCCTTAATTTTGTCGATTTGTCCGTCACAACATAATTGTAAAAACTGAATGCCTAAAGAATCGGTAAAATCGATTTTATTGGAAATAATATTTTGAAAAATATGTAAATTGAGTTTTTCATTTAATTTTTTGCATACTTGGATTCCCTTAAAACTGTTTCCCTGTTTGTCTAAAGGAGGGCTCCAAATACAAATACCCATGGAATTGGGAATAACCAATAAAATACAACCACTGACACCGGATTTTGCAGGAAGTCCCACTTCAAAGGCAAATTGGCCACTGTAATCGTACATTCCACAACCATACATGAGTGTCAAACAATCTTTGACCGAATCAGTACTAACCACTTGTTCTTTTGTGGTTGGACAAATGCCTCCATTGGCTAACGTTGCGCTCATCGTTGCTCCCATTTCACTGTTTATAGTGGCAGAGCATTGTTGAAAGTAAAGAGTTAGATTTTCACTAATATCATTGGGTGTTAATTCTTCATGGAATGCACCGTTTTCGCGCATGTAATATGCTAACGATATATTGCGATCAGCATGATGATATTCAGATAAATAAACGGAATTGTCGAATCCCACACTTTCATTTCCCGCCATCTTGGAATACGTGTTTTTGATAATGTTGAAGCGTTTTGCGGGTTCCAATTTTTTACCGATTTGCGAGGCAACCATGATCGCACCTGCATTAATCATTGGATTATGAGGTAAGCCTTTTCTATTTAAAATAAACGCATTGAACGCTTGTCCACTTGGTTCATAACCCACACGTTGGTGTAATTCTTCTTTACCAAGGTCATCATACGCAATACAATAAGACAACGGTTTGCTGCAAGATTGTAAGCAAAATTTATCTTGACTGTCACCAATATGAAATGTTTCTCCATTGACATGACATACACTAATGGCGAATTTAGAGGGTTCCACTTCAGCTAATTCGGGAATATAATCGGCCACTTTTCCTCCAGATACATCTTTTAGATCGTGATAAATCGATTTTACAATCGGAATGATTTTTTCCATTATAATAAACAATTTCATAAATAAATTTCCAAGAATTTTCAGTATAATTAAGGAAAAAATGATTTAAATATTTTCTTGGAATAATGCATAATGAATTCTTCCGACTCCAACAAATTGGAAAAAATGAAGAGTCAAATCGAGAAAATGTCTGTACAACAACAACTCGAAATATTAAAAATTTTGCATGAAGAAAATGATGTAAAATTAAACGAAAACAAAAGTGGAGTATATATCAATCTCTCTTTTTTACCCGAACCTGTGATGAAAAAAGTGGAAGATTATTTGAAATATGTAAATGACCAAGAAAAATCGTTGGGTGACATTGAAAGTCGTAAGGAAGATGTTAAACATACTTACTTTGAAGGAGCACTCTAATGAGTTTTGCAAATGAATTTAAAGATAGCGTGTTGTGTTACTATAGTCATGGTAAATAATTATTCATATTTAAATCAAATTTTTTATATAAATAACAAATTTGATGAAAACTGGGAGAAAGTGCAACCTTATATGTTGAACGAACAATTTTTTGAAAATTATAAGGATCACTGTAAGAAATTAGATAATTCTATTACAGAAGTTATTGTTCCGAAACAAGAAGAATTTTTTAGTCCAAAACAACAAGATTCATTATTTTGGACTATTTATGTACTTCATCATGGAATGAATCATTATATGCAATTGAGAAACAAACATAAAAATCACGAAATGGAAGAAAAACAACATATTTTGAATTATATGCAAAAACAAGGTCCTGTTATCAAAGACAATGCAAAACACCATGGAATTAAATTAAGTCAAGTACGTTTTAAGGAAATCATGTCTGAGTTGTTGATGGACAAAAAGACCAGCTATCACGTATTTTATGCTTTATGTAATTATTACAAAATCAATGCTATGATCACCATGGATAAATGTTACATGAATTTTCAAACAGGTGCTGAAAACACTTATAAGTTCATAAAACAAAAAGGACATTTTGAAGTGAATTTTGAGCCCATGAAAAAAGAAGACATTTTACATATTCAAGAACAATATGTAATTCTTCCTTTTGAGCAAGAAAAACCACTGAAAGGAATGACGTCCTATAAAGTGAGTGATTTGGAACAAATTTCCTCAAAACTGGATTTACATGTGGAGGATAAAATGAAAAAGCAAGATTTATATTCAATGATTTTGCAGAAATTGGTGGAAATACAAAATTGATATAAAAAGTAAAATATTATATGAATATACGTTATACTTATATTCATAACATGAGCCAAGAAAGGGAAGAAGAATATCCAAAATCGCCCGATTATCCACCTTACGTGGTGAAAGATGATTCGAAAAGCGTAGAATACGGTGTGTATATTCCCAAATCTCCGTCTTATTCTCCTCCAAAAGCAGAACCAATAAAGTCTAAGAGTGCAGAAAAAGAGGAGCGCCCGGTGAATTCCAAAAAAGATTTTGAAACGATGGTGGAGTTTTATTTAGGCAACAACCCTTTTATAAAAACACGGGATCGCGAAAGTGAATTGGAAATTCGTTTTGGTACAAATACCAAGGTAGCGAAACCATTGAGTAAAATAGAATACGATAATGTGGTAAAACAATTTATCAATGCGGGATTCACAACTGACAATTCCGAAGGTATTCATATGTTGCGTATTCAAAATGAATTTACTGATCGTAAAAAGGGGGAAGTTCGCATTTCGAATATTCGCGCAGAATTGGTGGGTATGGATTTGATTCAAACGTATTGTCGCACAAACAGTTTACAGAAAATTCTCGATATGCCATCCACGAGTTCCGCATTTGGTGATAAAATCAAATTCACACAAAAACAATGGCCTATGATTGGAGGAATGGCAGAAGGGAAACCATTGAAACCCGTCGATTTTCCTGATTTCAATTTCCGTGTATCTTATCAATATGAAAAAGACTTTTCCGTTCGCTCCGATATTGCAAAACGCATTTTATCCACATGGAATGATTCCAAGAAATTATTCCGTTATATTAATCGTGTGCGATTTGCTCATCCTGATTATCCATTCTTCTTGGATGTGAGTATTGTCAAAGGTTCGGCAAAAACGGAAAGACGCGTACCCATTCCACAATACAGTATTCAAGACGCAAAAGTATTTACCACTCCTGAACAATATGAAGTTGAATTGGAGCTTGATAATTCACGTGTCGGTCCGGGAAGACAATATGATAGTGTGGGTAAATTGATGCACGCAATCCGCAAAGGAATACGTATCGTTTTGAGTGGTGTTCAGGAAACAAGCTATCCAATTGCATTTAGCGAACGTGACCGAATTTTACAGCATTACATGTTGCTTCTTCATGGAGAAGAATATGTGAAAGATTTGTTGAACGAACAAGGAAAATTTAAAAAACGCATTGTTCCTTATAATTTTATTGGTCCTTCTTCTATGACATTGCAATTAGAGAATTTGCAAGAATTGCCCGAAAACGGAGAACGAAACAGTAATGTACCGAATATTCGTGAAGGTTATACGGTAACCGACAAAGCAGATGGCGAACGCCGATTATTGTATGTTGCTCCAAACGGTCGTATATACATGGTTACCACTAATATGCAAGTGATATTCACCGGCACATTTTGCCGAGATAAAGACTTGTACAATAGTTTATTGGATGGTGAATACATCAAATACGGCAAAAATGGAGAATTACTTCATTTATATGCTGCTTTTGACATATACTTTATAAATAATAAAAGTGTGCGCAGTCATAGTTTTCTCCCTATTTCCACCGAAAAACAGGAATCCAAATTTCGTTATCCATTATTGTCCGAATTTATTCGCAAATTGAAGCAGGAAAACATTATGAATGATCATGGTGGAAATAGCGAAACCCAGAAAAAAGGCGACGAAATTCATCACGCATGTGATTTCACGATAAAAGCGAAAGACTTTTACAGCAGTGAAAGTGGATCGATTTTCCAAGGATGTTCCACCATTTTGCAAAAGGAAAAGGATGATTTATATGATTATGTGATTGACGGACTTATTTTCACACCTTCTTATACTGGTGTGGGTGCAGACCGAATAAATGCAGAAGGACCAACACACAAAATCACATGGGAATCATCTTTTAAGTGGAAACCTCCGAAATACAATACGATTGATTTTCTGGTCTCAGTCAAAAAAGACAAGGCAGGAAAAGATGAAATTCACAATGTCTTTCAAGAAGGTACCAACTTGACAAATAGTCAGGCGATTTTGCAATATAAGACAGTAATTTTGAATTGCGGTTTTGATGAAAAGAAACACGGATATATTAATCCCATGTTGGATTTGATCAATGATACTTTGCCCACATACAAAGACAAGGACAATGAAAGTACATATCGACCGGTTCCATTTCAACCCACCAATCCGTATGTTGCGGATGCATTTAATTGCAATGTGGAATTGAAAAACAACGGAGATGGTTCATTGGTCATGATGACCCAAGAAGGAGAGTATTTTCAGGAAGACATGATTGTGGAGTTTTATTATGACAAGTCCAAGCAAGGATTTTGGAAATGGGTTCCATTGCGTGTGCGTTATGATAAAACGAGCGAACTTCGTGCAGGTATTAAAAACTATGGAAATGCATACAATGTAGCCAATTCGAATTGGCATTCCATTAACAATCCGATAACAGACAATATGATTAGTACTGGATTGAATGTACCTGAAGTGGCTTTTGACGAAGATGTATATTATAATCGCAGCGGTTCTAAGACTAATACACGAGCTCTTCGCAATTTCCATAATTTATATGTAAAACGCAAATTGATATTAGGTGTGGCCAATCGCGACGATTTGCTCATTGATTATGCAGTGGGTAAAGCAGGAGATTTGTCAAAATGGATTTCCGCTCATTTGAAATTCGTATTTGGTATCGACGTCTCCAAAGACAATATTGAGAATCATATTGACGGAGCTTGTGCGCGGTATTTAAATGATCGTCGTAAGTTTAAACATATGCCCGGGGCATTGTTTGTTACTGGAAATAGTGGATTGTCTATTCGATCGGGACAAGCCTTTGCGAGTGAAAAGGACAAACAAATTGCTATGGCGGTTTTTGGTAAAGGTCCAAAAGACAAGCAAGAATTGGGTGAAGGCGTATATAAGCGCTATGGAATTGGCGAAGAAGGATTTCAAATCAGTTCTTGTCAATTTGCCATGCATTACTTCTTTGAAACCGAAAAAACCATGCATACCTTCTTACAAAATGTGGCAGAATGTACAAAATTAAATGGTTATTTTATAGGAACATGTTACGATGGACAAGCAGTTTTCGATTTATTGAAATCGAAAAAGGAAGGTGAAAGCCATTCTATTTATAGAGATTCGTATAAAATCTTTGAATTGACCAAACAATACAAACATAGTGGATTTCCAGAAGACGAACTTTCCCTGGGATATGCCATTGATGTATATCAAGAAAGTATTAACAAAGTATTTCGCGAATATTTAGTCAATTTCGCCTATTTAACACGCGTTATGGAAAATTACGGATTTGTGCTGGTGACTTCGGAAGAATCAAAATCCATGGGATTACCGAGCGGTTCAGATTTATTTAGCACATTGTTTGCTGAATTAAAATCGGAAGTGGAACGAAATCCCCGAAAAGCACATGACTATGGAGATGCAATTGATTTGACCAAAGAAGAAAAGCAAATCTCATTCTTAAACAGGTATTTTGTTTTCCGCAAAACACATAATGTAAATACCGAAAAGGTTGGAAAACTCATGAGCCAACGTTTGGAGGAGGAAGACGAAGAAGAAGCAGAGCCAATTGTCAAGGAAGCTGAAAAAGAAGTAAAGGAAAGTGAAAAAGAATCAAAACCGAAAAAGCATGTAATTCGACGAGTGAAAAAAACAAGTAAAATATCTTTAAAATCTTGAAGATTATAGACGGAAAAATTAAGTAAAAATGTAAAATAAATCACATTGTGAAATGTGGTTTTGCGATAATGTTTATCTATTTATGCTTCATTATATATTTTATTCTATATATTGAATCGTTATATTATGTGTGTATATTCTATATCATGTATTCAATTTTTATGATCCCTGAATTATCCTCCGTTTTTTTATATATTGCTTTTTTTGGGTTTTCTGATATTCTTATTCAGGTTTTTCATATTCAATCTGTTTTTTCCCGAACAATTTACTATATGTTTTTTTTAGTAATCGCGTTTAGCCTTTATCATATGCAATTATACGGGGGTTTTCCTAGTATCCAAAAAAAATAATACAAGAAAAATCAAGAAGAATTATTTATAAGAGATTTCATTTCATAACTTGTGAAAATGAGCGTTTTAAACCTTTGAATATGCCAGTAATGAATTAAATGGCACACCCGAAGGGCGTATAATTTCAAATTGTCAGTGGTATCTGACCGTTGCAAAATTAAAATATCTTATTTTAATTCTTCAACGGTTTAAATACCTGAATCTAATTATATAGAGATGACACCTCAAGAAAAGCAGGAAATATGGCGACAAAAACAAATCCATATTTTTTATGGCTCGGGGCGACCTATTTTTACGATGAATAAGCAAAACCGATATATGCGGAAGTTTTATGATTGCGACTTTTATTATAGTCTTCAAAAGTTTTCGAATCCGTATCAATCCGATTACCAAATATTCAAACAATACATGAACGTGGGAAAGGAAAAGTAAAACGTGTTATAATTAATAATACGTTTTATGGAATTTCAGTATCTTCAATATGTTTCTTATATTTTTGTTTATATACACTTTGTAACTTATCGTATTTCATGTTGAATTTCCCATCTTGTTTATCAAAATAAATACCTTCGACCACACTTCGATCTTGTTCCACCGTATTTTCCATCATTTTTTTAGTAACAAAATCGCCAATGTAATTAAAAATCAACGAAAAAAGAGATTTCGGTTTTTCATACCAGAAATTGCGATATGTTTTTACGTATAATGTGGTATGACTAATATTATGAGGTGTAGCAAATGTAATGATGGTACTGATTTTATTGTCAAACAATACACGTGCGATTGTGGTATGTGGCAGCACAAATTCATTTTCTATTTGCAGCGTCTGTGTGGAATACATTTTTTTAGCAATCGATTTGTCTCCCGCCAAATAGTCATATTTGGTTTTGTAATGATTCGGATAATCGCCCACATTATAAGGCGGCACTTCGCCAACAGGGCTAGGATGGTTCTTGTTTCCAAAGGTATGCACATAAGCAATATGCATAACGTCCAACGAATTTTCACTCACCACACGCCCATAAGCCTGAAACATTTTGTGAAACAACACACTGGAGAATTTTTCATTATGACTCTCAGGTTCTTCATATATGAATTGGGTTTTGAGGGGAAAGCGCAAAAGGTCTAAAGGACTTATTTCCGTATTTAAATATACCCAACCATTTTTCTCCAAAATGGCGTATGTTTGTTGATTTTTGCATGGGGTGTTTGTGAAATTTAATCCGGGTATATGGACCAATGTACCCGTTTTATCGAATTCATATGCATGATATGGGCATATTACTTGATTGTCACAGAGTTTTCCATCGGACAAAGAGGCACCGCGATGAGAACAATCGTCGTCCATTGCATAATAGTTGCCATTGTTTTTCCAAAATACATAATCATGATCCCAGATTTTCGCCTTGTATAACTTTTTCGAAAATATTTCTTGCGTTTCTCCAACAACGTACCAAGACGAAGCAAGAGAATCCAATTCTTTAGTCATGTGATTAACCATGTTTAAAGAAGAAGGTTGGCTATATATAAAATTACGAGGTATAAAGCAATATACATATGTTGAATATAGAAGAGTTAACAAAACATAGATCATTTTTATACATTGAATAGTAATATTTATTTAATTTTGTTCATAAATATATTAAACATTGTGTAACATGAACTATAAGTATGTTATATTTTCAATTACCATCATTACATGTATATTTATATAAACAAATTTCAATAAAATTCCAAGAAGATGAAGATGCATCTAATGTGTCTGTGTCTTCCTCGTTGTCTTATTTTTTATGTGACATCAAAAAACGCATTGATCATCAAGAACACGAATGGGATGTATGTAAACGTTACACGAACCCGTTTGAATATATTCACAGTAATATTCCAGAAAAGAAGAGGAGCGTTTCAAAATGCAAACCTTTATCAAGGTCTTATTTTAAAATGATTGAAATTACGCAATATTATCGTTTATTAGATAAATTTAATAATAATGATTTTCAAAGTTTTCATTTGGCTGAAGGACCAGGTGGATTTATAGAAGCATTATCTCATATGCGAAATAATGATAATGATAAATATATTGGTATGACCATTTTGAATGACATCAATGACCCAAACATTCCAGGATGGAAGAAAAGTCAACAATTCTTAAAAGATCATAAGAATGTTTATATTGAAAACGGTGCAGACAATACAGGTAATATTCTTAACATCAAAAATTTTGATTATTGCTATCATAAATATAAAAATTCGATGCAAATAATTACAGGCGACGGTGGATTCGATTTTTCCGTGGATTTCAATAAACAAGAACAAAATATAAGTGGATTGTTGTTTGGACAAATATGTTATGCTCTGATTATGCAAAAATATCGCGGATGCTTTATTTTAAAGATATTTGATTGTTTTATGCAACATACATTGGATTTATTGGCCATATTATCGTCGTGTTATGAAAAGGTATATATTACGAAACCACAAACGAGTCGATATGCCAATTCTGAAAAATACGTTGTGTGTAAATATTTTCAATATAAGAACAGTGATGATATATACAGACATTTGCGAGTATCATTGAATCATTTATTGAATCATCCAAACAAATCGTTATGTCGTTATTTAGCGTTTCCTTTAAACAATATGTTTTTAGGGAAAATTGAGGAATGTAATGCTATTTTTGGACAACAACAAATTGAAAACATTCAATATACATTGACGTTGATATTGGAAAACCAGGAAAAGAAAGATTATTTAATCAAATCGAATATACAGAAATGCGTTTCTTGGTGTTCCAAATACAATGTGCCTCATCATCCATTTTTTTCGTAATCATGTTTCCTTAAAAGGATATATGATTATCCAAGGGCAGTATAAGCATTATTTGTTAAATGAAAAGGAGTTGGACCAGCGCATTTTTGAAAGCCATCTTTGTGTTTGGAGAATTTAGGAATACACGGCATGACGACTCCAATTTTATCTTTTACGGTGTAAGCGTCAGAACTTTGTCCATATGCCAATGCATTACCTACTTGACTTCCATAAGTTTTACTGTAAATGCCACCACTGTTAGTGATGGAGTTATAATTTAATCGCAATGTACGTGCGCTTGAAGACACACCGCCTTGGTTGGCAAATTTATAGTTACTGGGTTTGTATTGAACATCAATGTAATTGGTATCTGGATTTGGACAATAATTAATACCTTGTTGATTGACAGCATATTTGTTGTTTTGTGACGTTGGTGCGCCAGGTTTTACATTGGGGTTACCAGTCTTTAAATAATTGAATTGATTTTGTTTGAATGTACGACCGCGAACTTGAAGACGTTGTTGAGAAGTGGTGCAATATGGAACGGGAATTTTGTCATCCACCACTTTTTCACGGAACATGCCCGCGCTTCGAACACGACGTTTAGCGTTTGTTGCAGGGTCTAAACACACATCATTTGTTGTTAAAGCCGAACAAGTTCCAGGTTTTTCCGTACTATTGTTAGTCAAATTTATATCTAAAGTGTTTTGAATACCTTCGCAAGTACAAGGATCTTTATTGGGTATCACTAAATAGCCATTGGGACGATTAAAAACATCAATACTCGATGAAATACGAGGATTCGTCACTCCTTTATTTGGGTTCCCTAATTCCCGTCGATAATGTTTTAAGGGGGCTGCTTTAAACAACAATCTACCTTCCATATTTTGCGTATTTTGGTTTTTATGAATCGCCGATGTGATTTGATGAAATGTTTTTCCCTTCCATGGAATATAAGGAACAGTACTATAATTTTTGGCTTGTGGCTGAAACATTATATATAATATTTAGAACATTATTTTCTGTTTATTTTATAATTAAATGATCAATCATATTTTATTGTTGTTTATTGGATTCGGATTACTGTATTTTATTTGGAATGCTTTTCATAGTTATTATGAAGGATTAAGTCCCTCACCGAGTCCTAGTCCTTCTCCGAGTCCAAATGGTTCCAATAAAGGGGGGGCTACCACCGTGGTTCCTATATCAACATTACCAACTTCAATTACAATATCTTCTTTGAGTTATAAACAAGAAGGTTCTACTTATAGTTTAATGGGAAAAGTATCTGCGCCATGTACTTTACAGATAAAAGACCAAACAGGAACCGTTTTAACCAATTATGAGATTCGTGAAGACGATTTATCTTTTACTATTCCTAATATTGAAGAAGAAGCAACTGGAACATCTGTTGGAGGATTTACAGTATTTGTAACACCTATTGTTAGTGGATCTATTCAATTCGGAAATCAAAAAGCTATTTTTATTAATACTTCAACATCTATATCATCGAATACAAGTTCTTCTAGTCCCACTCCTAGTCCAGATACAAGTTCTCCCAGTCCAAATGGTTCAACCACGAGCGATTCAACCAATAAAGCAACTAATACTTCTTTTCAAGGAACCACAAAAGGTAAAGATGAAACAATTATAATAAAAACAAATTTGGAAAATCAACAAGAAATTGCATTGTTAAAAGAAAAATTAAAGAGCTATGAAAACTTAGTTTGTATCCCTAAACCACAGCCTATTATGAATTATGTAACCAAATCAGAAAATGTATTTGGGCCTCTTCAAACTTATGATAACAATATTTACTATTGAAGAAATATAAATATATGATTAGCATTTAATATAATGAATGTTATATTAAATCTACATGATCTTCAAAAAGAAGATATGCCATTGCGAAATGTTATACATTTTTTGGATACAAAACCAAATAATATAATGGTGGGGGATTTTACTAAACTTATTTATAGTAATGAAAATTTTACATTAAATGGACTATACATGCATATTAAATTAGAGGCAGTGGGTGAGAAAAAAATAGAACATAAAAATAAACAAATATTGCGATTCCATAGTAATCACTTGCAAAATATTTCTGTAATTCACAGTTTGATTCAAGTTGAACATAAATTATTAGAAATTTATTACCAATACAAGAAGAATTTGAAAAAACAAGCCAAGTTCGTTTTGCATCAACAACTCATGAATGGGTTTGTGCATTATTATCAGGAATGTGAAAACAAAACAGGAAATTTTGTCCTCAAAATTTCTGGTATATGGGAAACAAACAATGCATATGGAATAACGTATAAATTTATTGAAATGTGATTTTATATTAGACCATTCTTTTTCATACCAGTGAAGATTTAAAATAGGTGGCCATTAATTTACTATCTCTTTCAACTTGCTTTAATACACGATCAATCGCATAATCATAACGTTGTTTGAAGTGTAATTTATTTTGTTCTTTTTTATATTCCTTAATGTCTTTTTTATGGAGTGCAATCATTTCTGCATGATATTTTGGATCAATATGTGTTAGATCTAAGTCCATAATCCCTTTGTAACCACGTATAATATATTTCATAATTTATATATTATATATAGGTTGAGTTATTTTACCTTCCCATATTTAAAGTCATAGTGGCGTTTCTTTGACTGCGGATACCATGGAAGGGTGTTGTACCGTTTTTCAAATCGTGTATTTTTCTTGTTCCTAAATTTTCTTCAATACCTGTGTCAAAATTATAAATATGAACTAAATGACTATCTTCTTCAAACTCATATTGTAATTGTTTAATTGATGTCCAACCTTCTCGTGTATTATGTACATAACGATCAAATTCACCTTTATTTACTTCTCGTTTTGAACCATCACTTAAATGAATAATATGAGAATCGTGCATTGGATAAAACTGAGAACGGTCAATGATTAATTTCGCGTTTTTGGCGCGGCTATGAATCAAATTATCTTCGTATCCCCATGCCCAGAAATTAGGAAATCCATTGATCTTTTCAAAATCGATTCCTTTAATGGAAAAGATACCGCCTAAAGTAAAAGGGACGCCGTAAAAATGCTTCACCGCATTTCGCTTTGTATTGTAATCCAAATAATTTTTCACATAAGGCATTGTATCCAAGTCATTAAAAACGAATGTTATATCTTTATAGTCCTTGGGATACAAATCGCGCACAATTAAAAAGCCAATGTTTTTTAATGCTCCACGATTAAAAGACCGGTGATCTTTTTGATGCACAATCAAAATTTTGTAATCTTCTTTTGGTATATCTTCCAGTACATAAGACATGTGACGATTGAAAAAATTCAATTGCAATTCCCTATCACGATAAGGGACGATAAACACTAATTTCGGGATTTGTTTTTCTTGTTTCACTTCTTCATGGAGATCTTGTTGGACCTCTTGTTGGACGTTAGTCTTTAAAGATTGTTTTTCTTCGATTTCCATTAAGATGTTTTCTTCAAATTCAGACATTTCATTATTTTCGGATTAAAAATAATGAAAACATACGCAAAAATAACGTTTCGAGTGAAATTATTCAAAACATTATTGTGTGTATTTTTCTAAAATACATGATGGGACAAGTTTTTCTCTTAACATGTCGATTTTCTTAAAACATTTGTTAATCGTTACTTCGCTTACATTCGCCACATTACGCACATCACCTTTACTGAAATTCAGATGACATGTTTGGGCCACAAAGTATATAATACCTGCGGCAACAGATTGGGGTGTGTTATCGTTAATATAATCTTCTTTTTCGATTTTCATCGCAATAAAGTTGGCCAACTTGATTAGTTCAGATGGCATGTGGAGTTGCGAACAATATCGCTCAATAAACGCACTGGGATTGCTCGTACAAAGTTTATCACTTTGTGAAAGACCACTGTCATTATTTCGATCAATATTACACAATATATTCACTGCAACGGAGCAGCCATTGGTTGCACTTGTTTTGTCTAATTTGAAAATTTCCGCAATTTCATGCGAGGTTCGCGGACAATTATTTAACCTACAAGACAAATAAATAGATGCTGCTTTAATACCATCACGATTAATACCGCGAAACATTTGTTGTTCGGAAATGTCCTTATGAATAGCCATTGCATCGTCGATGAAGATTTTATTAATACCCGCATTTCGAGCCATGTTGGTAATAAACTGGAATTCTTCATATAACGACTTTTCTCGATGCGGCATGGCCTGCCATTCAGTCCATTTACGCAGACGTCTCATTTCAAAAGAAGCATTGGGTGCGCACAATATCTTACATCCATATGAGGATTCCTTTAGCAAAGGATTGATCGGATTTCCACACCGAGTCGGATCATTCGAGTTTTTGTCTTCGGCACCGTAAAACCTCCATTCGGGAGAATAATCCAATGTATCTGTGTACATGATCCCACAACGTTTGCTTGTGCAAGTGGGAAATCCATCTTCCATTATCATAAGCGGACTTTGACATTGATTACACAACGTAAAGGAAGAGGTTTCTTCATTGACTTTTTCACTCATATTTTCACCTGCATCATAAATACAATGGGAGTTTAGAGAAGAATTTTTTGGTTCATCCTTTGTTTCAGGTTCCGTGCTTATATTTTCGTCAAATACAGACCAGAGTTGTTCTTTTTCTTTTCTAGACAAGAAAGTTTTTTTCTTTTTGGTCTTTGCCTTGGATTGATTATAACCATATGATGCCATTGTTTAAAGTAGTTACATTTAACATATGATTTCAATTTTATATTGTTTTGTTTTATAATTTGTGGCATTTTGAGGGTTTCATTTTCTAATAATAATATAACTTTATAATTATGTCAGAAGTAGCAGCAGAAGAAGTAGGAGAACTAGCAGCGCCTATAATCGAAAAAGAAGCAGCAAAACAAACAGAAAAGGAAGCAGCAAAACAAACAGAAAAAGAAGCAGCATCAGAAACAGAACATAATGCGGAAAAGGAAAAAGGGGAAAAAGGGGAAAAAGGAGAAGAGGAACAAGCAGAAAAAAAAGAAAGTAGTAGTTCAGATAATACTAATAGTTCAAATAATAGCGGTAGTACTCCAGATAATTCTTCTGGAAGTGGTGACAGTAATTTTGGTTTATCCGTCAATTCAGGAAATGGCGGAAAACCATTAACACCGAGTGAAAAGCAAGCCATTGTTGATAAAACAGCGCGAGATCTTGTAAATACAATTTGTAATACTATGGTCAATTCACAACCTTTAACAGAAACGTTACAAAATGTAACCTCCAAACAAATAGCTGAAACATTTAATAATCCACAATTAGAGGCAAAAAATAAATTGACAGATACTATTTTAGGAAGTATTCAACAATCTTTACGAAATGTAGATGGAAATACTCTTTTGCTATATTCAATATTAGGAGATGCAAATGGTCACAAGGCTTATTTAGAATTAATGAAAAATGTATTAACTAATGCACAATTAAAAACAAGCAGTGGGAAACGATATTTCCAAGCATTTTCAAATAATGTATCTAAAACACTGCGAAGACAACCCACTAGTTTATTTATTAATAAATTGGGTGGAGGGAAAACATTAAGAGGAGGTCGAAAAAAATGGACCAAAACACTAAAACGAGGAGCAAACAAAAAAACTTGTAATAATTGTGGTCGTGGATTCTTTGGAACACAATCACAACATTGTCCATGTGGTGGGAATATTTCACAAAAAGGTGGAAATGATACTGATTCAGAAAACGAAAATGAACCAACACGAGAATCTATTAGTGAAGATCCGAATGAAGGTAATGAAGATGGAGAACAAACAACATCACAATGGATGAGAAATAAAATGACTTCCTTCGGAAGCAAAAGATCTAAAATGAAACAAGATGGTACCTATAAAGATTTTGAGGAATCTAAAAAACGAAGTGCAAAATTACGAGAAGAACATGATACAAACAAAGAACAGTTAAATGATGAATTGGCAAAAGAGAAGGCGAAGATAAATGAAAATACCTATATGGGGTATTTTGAAAAAAGAAAACTCAATAGTCGGTTAAATAATTTACATAATATGGAAAAACAAAAGAATCGCATACAACATAATATAGAAGAAAATAAGGAAAAGGCAAAACGATACAATTTAGAAAATGGTTTAAGTCAAGATGCACCGAATAAATATACAAGAGAAATCGAAAAACAACAAGCACTTCACAAGTTACAAGAAGCCAATATACAGAAGCAACATATAATGAATGCACACGAAGATGCAGAACAAAAATTAAAAGATGCAATGGAAAGTGGAACAAATGATGAGATAAATCAAGCACAAAAAGAATTTGATAAACATAATGACAAATTAGCGGAAGCAGAGCAGAATGTCAAAGAAAAGGAGTCCAAAGCTCGAAAGTATACACGAACTGGACAAATATACAATAAAGCAGCTTCTATGGGAAAAACCGCAAAAAATATTGGTAAATCGATATACCATAGCAAAACATTGAAGAAGGGTTCAAAAATGTTATCCAAAGGTGCAAGTGCATTGGGAAAAGGATTATCCTCTATTGCATCCAATATGGCTCATTCAGGTCCTTCTCAAAGTTCTTCGTCAAGCAGTGGAAGTTCAGGTGTTGCCGATGCATCTGGCTCAGGAACAGGAACAGATGATCAATCGAATGAAATCTTAAGTACTTATACAAGTGATTTAGTGCGCGCATTAAGTAATCGTTTGGCTACCACCGAAACCACTATAATCAATAAAATTGTGGATGCGATTTATTATCATGTTCATAACAATGCCAAGGATATTTTACAGTCAATTTCCAATGTCATTACTGATCAAAATATAACCAATGGATTAAACGGTGTATCTGCAAAAATATTGCTGTGTTCTTGTTTGTATAATCATGCCACCATCTTACTGAATTCCATGCGAGAAGCATACGACAAATACAAAAAACAACAAAAACAAGATAAAAAGCCAGTATATCCCTCTTACCTCAAAAGTGAGCTTTTTATTGTTGCTTTTACAGAGAAATTAGAGTTGAAAATAAAAGAAAAGTTATTTATACCAGTGAAGAATTAAATTCGCACACCAAATGTGTGCTAGTATTTAATTCGTTACTGGCATCTGACATTTGAAGAATTAAAATGGAACATTTTAATATTCAAACGTTTAAAAAGGATTAAAAAGAAAATACATAAATAAAGTAATGGGTAATCTTGCATCAAACAATGTTATACCAGAAAAATCAAATGATCAAATTATCACTCCAAACTGCATATTATGTTTAAAGGAGTTCTCTGAATTTAACGAAACTATTTTAGAAGTGCAATGTGTCAAATGTAATATATTTGTTCATTCACAATGTTTTCGAGAATATATGGATCGATTGGACATTAATTATGGGAAATGTCCTTGTTGCAATTCAATCGGAACAATGGCCACAACAAATAGTCTTTCTATTCCTCATGTATAAGCTTTTCAAATAACCATTATAACGGTTATTTGAAAAATTCAGTATTTAAGCATTGCATTCGTTAGGACATTCATCGGGACAACCCTTAGAACAATCGTTTTCACAATCATCTGGACAACCTGTTACTGGATTGGTTTTGGGACTACTTGGGCGATCACGAGGAGCACCACGGCGAGTTTGCTTACCGGAATACTTGTACATTGGGCGCTGAGGTTGATTCTCAGTGGCCACACGGCGTGTCTCGCAAAGGATAGGACCTCCACGAATGCCAGTAATATCTGCTGCATGAAACTCGTGCTGATCATTATTTGATTTGGTCAACTCGAAATCAACATATTCACCCTGTACCAAGTACTTATACTGGGAATTTGTAACACGAATAGAAGTGTAATGCGCGAAAATATCCTTGCCAGCGTGCTCGAATCCCTCGCACACGGTAATAAATCCGAAGCCGGCCTTGTTATTGAACCACTTCACCATTCCTGAAAGTCTCTGTGTTGCTTGTGTATCAGACATCTTTTCCCTGATTATACATAGTTATCACTTCAATGTTTATATTGTTTGACTGCAAACATTATTATTATATTCTTCCGTTGTATGCATGTTGGCTTGTTTTTCCTTTTTCTCTTCTTTTACGGATTCCAAAATTTCTTTCGGGTAATTCATTTCTTCTAAAATAGTAAATGCGCCCTGAATCTTGGAAATGCCCCTTTTCATTTTGTATTTGTAAATCAGTTTGTCCCCCTTTTTGCCCACATCCATCTTATAATTCTTAATGTATTTCGATTTACTTAATTTACTACAAACCGAAGTATAATGCGTGGTCAAAATGAAATCCACATGAGAAAAATTGCCCATGTATTTCAAAAACGCATGCGCAGAATTCGATGCCTCTTCTGGATTTGTTCCTGAATACAATTCGTCGAAAATACAATAGTGACGATACCCCTGTTCTTCGGGATATTTTTGTATGCTGTCTAAAATATCTTTACATCGACGTGATTCCGCTTGAAACAAGCTGTCGCGTTCCGATGTATCTGGAATATTCAAGTAAGAATGAATGTGGGTATAAGGCCGCAATATACCCTTTTTGAAGAACCCCACACCGAATTGTTGGCACATTAATACATTAATTGTATGTGTTTTGAGGAGTGTTGTTTTACCAGATGCATTCGGACCTGTAATGATTATTTTTTTCTTTAAATCGCAACTATTGGTGATGCATTTTGGTTCTTCCATATGAAAGGGATAATATTGGTCTTCGAACTTGGTGGCCTTTTTATTCGAAAAACTAACGTATTGCACTTTGTTTTCTTGTAAATGACGTTGAATACTATGTAAATTGTCCAAATATCCCTCAAAACCGAAAGAATAGCGGATACTTTGTTCATATTCTGGATGTGCATGCAATTCATAATAACATTTCAATAAATAACCCACACTGCCCAGTTTGTATATAAATTGATTGACAGGCTGGATGGGTTCAAGAACTTTGATGAAATCCTCCAAAACGATACAATGTTGTTGTGTTTTTGTACAAAAGGCTTGGTAATGTGTTTTTTCTTTATGTAGAGACACGAATTCTTGCATATGTCCCCGTGTATCTTGCAAATATTCCTTGAGTGTGCATAAATAGTGATTGACTTTGTGTATATTATTGTAAAATCGCATACATGACACCACATTGTGATACATTTGATAACAATATAATCCGCCCATTGCCAACACGTACATCAAATTTTGCAAAGACATTTCCGAAAAACATGCCAACAAACGTCCTATAAAATGATTTTTCGCAATTTGTTGCAATACCACTAAATAATCTTGGAAAGTAATGGGAATTCCGCGCAATCGTAACACCACAAAGGGCAATAATAAAAAAAAGATCGGTAATACCATACTGATCAATGGCGAAGACATATTGATCATCGACAAGATTTGCAAAAACATGGACGAACGATTAAACGATTTCAACATGTCCCATTCCACATAACCGTATTTTTCCAAGAAATATTCCTTGTTTCCTTTGCAATCTTTCCACATTTCCATCAATAATTCATGTTTTAAGGAATAACTTCGATAAGGGCTTTCTCGCAACACCATCTGACTTTCTTCTAAAAACTCCACGTTGGATGTATATTGCTGATTCCATAATGCAAATACGTCTTTTCCGAAGGGATGACCTGGTTGCATTGTAATATCGTAAATCGATCGCTCTCCTTTTGGCTCATATAACTCTAAATCATTACTCACCACAGACGATAATTCGTGAATTTGTTCTTTTTCTAAATATTGCATAGGGAGTTTAAAGGGTGCATATAATGGCTCTTTTTCTGGAGTTTTTATATTTTCATGCTTGGGCATACCGGATGCTTCATTTACCATGTTTTCCATGTCTTGTTTTGCCTTTTCCATGGATTCATTAAGCCAACTGAACATTTACATTGAAATACGAAAAAAGGTTTTCTTAGAATACGCATTTTTCTTGTTCTTTCATTGTATTTGTTGCAATTTTATTTACATTTTCTCCACAAGATAATACAATGCAATTAATTCTTTGATACTTGTAAAACAATTATGGTGTCTTTGTATAGACAAATATTCTGCTTGATTGTACGGATCACCATATTCTTTAGATCTTTTATCATCAATTTCAACTGCTTTTTTTAATATTTCATTTGAAAGACGCTCATTTGGTGACAATTGATATTGTCCAAGTAAATAATATGTTCCATTAGTCCATTTTTCTTTGGTATTTGCCAAATACGATTCTAAACCAATGAGTAAGTTGTGTCGTTGTAATCCCTTTTCTGGGTTTTGCTGTACAAATTTCGCAAGGTCTTCCAACGAAGGTTCGTTACCTATAAACTCTTCAGGTACATCGGGCATAACACTTTTGTTTGAAAATTCGTTTTCCATATTCATATATTTGATTTTATTTCCTTAAATAAAACCAAAAAAAAGAAATCAATTTTATACCAATGAAGATTTAAATCCGCACACCTTTGATATAAATCTTTAAATGCTTATATACTGAAATTTCCAGGAAGTTCTTGAATATTAGATTTATAATGTTGCTCAATACGCTTCATTTGACCCACATCTTCTCTTGTAATAAAATTAATTGCGTTTCCTTTTCGACCCCAACGACCACTGCGTCCAATACGATGTAAATAGGTATTTACTGAACGTGGAATATCAAAATTAATAACCACACTCACTTGTTGAATATCAATACCTCTTGAGGTAACATTCGACGAAATTAACACACGCACAGCTCCTGTACGAAACGTACGGAACGCTTCTTCACGTTCTTCGCGTTTCATAGAACTATGAATACATACCACCGAAAAATCTTCTTTTTTCATTGCATCATATAAATCCATAACACGTTGCACACTATTTACATAAATAATACTCTGATTTACAGTCAAATGTTCGAAAAGAGCCTTCAGTGCTTCAAATTTTCCATCATCGTTATTTACAGCCAAAAAATATTGCTGAATTCCCTCTAAATTCAATTTTTCTGGTTCTAATGTAATTTTCACTGGATTTTTCATGAATTTTGTTGTCATTTCTAGCATATAACTTGGCATAGTTGCACTGAATACCGCGATTTGGGCTTCATTTGTCAGATGCTGAAAAATAGTATATACTTGATCTTTGAATCCACCAGACAACATTTCGTCTGCTTCATCTAATATAAACAAACGAATAGTATCCATTTGAATATGACGACGACGTACCATATCATTGACACGCCCTGTCGAACCCACTATTACATGAGGCACATTTTCCCTTAAATCACGTATATCTTCATTTACTGATGTACCTCCCACTAATGTTTTAATAACCAATCCATTCATATTTGATCCAATTTGGTTAATTACATATGAAATTTGTTTTACTAATTCGTGGGTAGGTGCTAAAATAATTGCTTGCGTACATTTTTCGGAAACATCTATTCGTTGTAAAGTACTTATAGAAAATGTACCTGTTTTTCCTGTTCCTGAGGGAGCTTGTGCAATAACATCGTGTTTTTCAATAACCGGCATAATGGCCGTTTTCTGGATTTGACTGGGCTCCTCAAATCCTATACTAAAAATTCCTCGCAAAATATCTTCCTTCAAATTAAAATCGTCCCATTTTTGATATGTTTTCACTTCGTAATTTTCGTTTTGAGTAAATTCCATATTATTGTTTCAACAAAATTTATTTTTAACTTCTTTGAAAGAAATAATATAAATACATATTGGTCTATATATTAGATTGGAACATGAATATAATAACGTATCATGTGGATTTCTTCAAAAATAAATCATTTGAAGAGCAAATTGTATTAGGTGATGAAACAAAACAAATTGTCGATCAGTTAGTGAAAGATCTTGTTATTCCGTTTGATATAGACCCCCCTCCTTCTTTATATAGGGTGGATAGTGACCGAAAATTGCGGCGTACGCATTCAGGAGGTCGCAGAGGATTATCAAAACATGGTTCAAAAGGTTCTTTTGGAAATTTAAAAGAGGATTGGGAAGCAGTACGCAATTTCAAGGCAACTAAAATGGATGAAAAAGAAGGTGTTGAAAAACATATTAGTACTATGCGTGGATTGTTAAATAAATTGTCTCCTAAAAACTATGATACCCAAAAGGTGCTCATCATGACCACTTTAGAGGAAATACTATCGGAAATAAATGGACAAGAAGAAGAACGTGCATTATTCAAAAGTATGTTCAAAATTATGAGTACTAATAGTTTTTTGAGCAACGTGTATGCAGATTTATATGTAGAATTGGTGGGTGCTTATGATGCATTTGAAACACTTGTTGATGATTTTGTAGAAAGTTATAAATCGCAATTACACGACATTCATTATATTGACCCAAATAGTGATTATGATGGGTTTTGTGAATACAATAAGAAAAATGATCAGCGAAAATGTTATGCTAAATTTATTGTAAATTTAATGAAACAAGATATGATTTCTCATGATCACGTATTGGAAATGATTACGTTATTGCAAACGATGGTGGAGAAATATATTGACGAAGAAGAACGCGAAAATGAGGTCGAAGCATTGAGTGACAATATTGTGTTATTTGTCATGGAAACCAAGTCCGTATTAGAAAATAATGAATTATGGATTTCTTCCATTGTTCCCAAAATACATGCATGTACGAATTTGGTTGTAAAAGATCATGTGAGTTTTACAAGTCGAGCAAAATTCAAGTATATGGAATGTAAATTATAATCAATATAAAATAATATAACTTTTATAATTATATTATTTCAGCACAATAGTTGCACATCTCTTTTTCGTCGTTGAGTCTTCAACAAGTCATTCCGTGATGTCTATTTTGCTATTTTATAAAAGAAATTTATTCGCTCTTTGCAGAACGAACCCCCGTGGATCATCCACCACCTTTCATTTTTAATTTACGACCACCTTTTAAAAAATAGGAAATCAATAAAATCAAACATGCTAACGCAAATAATACTCCTCCCATTTCTCTATGCTTGTTTTGAGGAGAACCCGTCATATACAACAATATAGAACCCACTAAAACAATCCATCCAAACGCAGGAGTATAACGGGAACTACGTTTCTCCATAAATAACGCATTACAAAATACGTATAAAACATACAACACAAAACAAAATACCACTAAATAAGTGGTATATTCTTCAAACAAAAACATTGAGCTTTTCATTATATACATTATGGACATTTTTTGCGTTGCGAAAAAAAGGAAAATACCATATTATAATATAGATGGCACATTCACTATTGTCCAATAAATTTCTATATGAGGAAAAAAAAGGAACAACTTCAATAGAATCAAAAGAAGATTTACCAGAAGACGTTATCCCTTATGAAATGGAAATTGAAGGAAAAGAAGTATTGGTCGTATTTGGAAAACCTCAATATGACAAAATAAAATACAATATTGTGTATTTTCAGATTTATTTAGTCAAACACAAAAAGGTCAAACCCATTGGATTGGTTGAATTTTCCAAGAACAAAGTCATTTCGGTTATGAACGAAAAAGGGGAACTCGACGTGGAAAGTATTGATGACCCCATTTTGTATTCCTTTGTGAATGCCGATTTTATAGATAAATATGGATCGACCTTTGAAGAAGAAGACGAAGAAGAACATTCCAAAAAAGAAGAACCATCAGATGAAACAGAAGAACCTTCTTTGGAATTGGAAGAAGTGGAGTTTGAAGAAGACGAAAATGATGTGTTAAAAGTAAAGGTTTCCAAAAACCAGACTTCCAAAATTATTCAACAAGCCAATACTTTGCTAAAAGATGGACCGTTTGAAGTAGATGCTTCCATCAAAACATTACCTAGTTTAATTGAAGAAAGCGAAGAACATGCCAAAGAAAACAAACAACAATTCAAATCCGGACCACGTAACAAATGGATCGAAAACTTTATGAAAAACAATCATTATGATATTCACAATGTCGAAGATAATGGTGACTGCTTATTTGCTGTCATCCGCGATGCATACAAACAAATTGGATACAATACCAATGTCAAACAACTTCGCGCAATTGTGGCTAAAGAGGCCACACAGGCCATTTTCGACGAACAACGTCAATTATTCTTGGATTTGGATAGCTCCAAACGAGAATATGAACATGAAATGAAAACTATCAAAGAAAACTTGAAAGTGTTGGAAGAACGTCAAAAAAGTATTTCGAAATCCAAGAAAGATTTGTTAGAAACCATTTTAATCACCGTAAAAGAAGAAAAACAGCGCTATAATGAACTAAAACAATTGAAAAAGGAAACCGAAACATTGATTGAAGAAAACGTGTCTGATTTCTCTGATATAGCCACGCTGGAGCAATTTCGTCAATACATTATGAGTTCGAATTATTGGGCCGATAATTGGGCTATTTCCGTCTTGGAACAAGCACTCAAAATGAAACTCATTATTTTTTCCGAACGAGCTTATTTGGACGGCGATTTGGACGGCATTCTATTGTGCGGTGAGGCCAGTAAAGAACTCCAAAGCCAAAAGTATTTTGATCCGAAATATTACATTATGACCACCTTTAGTGGTGACCATTTCCGATTAATTTCCTATAAAGATAGGAAAATCTTGGAATATCACGAAGTACCTTATCATGTAAAGAGTTTAATCGTCAATAAATGTTTGGAAAGCGAACATGGAATTTATTCTTTGATACGTAATTTCCAAGATTTACAAGAACGCATGGGCATTCAGAAACAGGAGTTTAAAGAAGAACAATATGACGAAAATCCCAATTTCAATTCCAATGTTATACTCGTTTTCCACGAAAAGTCTTCCAAAAATCCGAAACCCGGTAAAGGTATCCACGAGAAAATAAGCAAATCGAAACAGGCGAATTTCTTGGATTTGGCAAAACATAAAGATTGGAGGAAGAAATTAGATGATAGTTGGAATGACGAAACACATGTGTTTGAAGTAAATGGAAATAAGTACGCTTCTGTCACCCATTATTATCAAGGTGCGAAATTCAAAAAACATAACCCCGATTTCCAACTCCAATTTTCTTTAGGCAGTGGCCATGCCATTTCCAAGGACACAGAATTAGCGCGCTGTGCGGGAAGCAAAAGTGGGGCACTTTCCAAGAAAATGAAGAAGAAAGTTAAACAGGATATTTCGTTACGCCCAGAGGGCGTTTCCATTGATCCCGACTTTTATGGACAACGCAGCCAAGAAGAACGTTTAGAAGCCTTGAAAGCAAAATTTACTCAAAACGAGGATTTAACCAAACTGTTGAAGGACACAAAAGACGCCAAATTAATGCATTTCACTCGCGGACAACCTCCGGAAACGGACCATTTACTAATGCTGGTTCGTGATTACGTAAAAAAATAAGTGTTCATTATATAGAAATCTTTATAATGAATAGTAAAGAAGTGGTTCAACATATTCGAAAACATATAGGTCAAAACCCCAATATTAACCGTTTTAAGGAGAACCAAGAGAAAATCTTGGAAAAGTGGATTACGATTTTATATAAACATTATGACCTTATCAAAAAACATCGTTATGGATTTTATAAACGAGAAAATCAAAAAGTGAATTTCCAAGATTTGAATTATATTCCTTCGTCTCAACATAATGTTCTGAAAAACACCACTTTTCAAGTTTATTACATCTCTTTTCGCATCAAGAAACGAGTGATTCATTTACATATGTATGAACCTCTTGGAAAAACGTATCATAAATCGCGGTTGCAATCTTATTTAACGAAAATTATGCTCTGGTATTCGTTTATAGGAGACTATGCCCGCTCTGTTTGTTCGAAAACAATGAACATACATTTGTTTTTGATGGACGATAATAAGGAATTTCCAAGAAAAAAAGCACAACCATTGAGTGAATTAGAAGTAAATAGTGCTTTTACCACTTCTTGCCAACCCGATACCACTATCTATATTTATCGCGACGAAGAATGGTTGAAAGTATTGATGCATGAAAGTTTTCACAATCTTGGATTGGACTTCTCCTCTTTTCCTGAAAATTATGGAAACGACGAATTGAAACGGTTTTTTCCCAATGTTCATTCCACTGTACGTATTTACGAAAGTTATTGTGAAACGTGGGCCACCTTTTTCCATTGTTTGTTTCAAGCCTTCTTTTCCACGCAAAATAAAAGCCATGTTTCCAAGATAGTGGATAAATGTATTACGAATTTACACTATGAATGTGGGTTTTCTATGATTCAAATTACATGCATTATGAACCATAATAAAACATCATATCAAGATTTCTTGGAAAAAAAGGTCACTTACCAAGAAGATACCAATGTATTTGCGTATTATGTATTAAAAGGCATTTTATTATGCCATTTTGATAGTTTTTTTGAGTGGTGCAAACAGCACAATAAAAATATCATATCGTTTGGTTTGACAAATGAAAATGTGGATTCTTATGTTCGACTTTTGTCTAAATTATACAAAACACCATTGTTTTTAGGAAATCTGGAAAAAATTAAAAAGGAGAAATTATATGATTGTAATCAAGGATTACGCATGACATTATTTGGCTAAATTAGTTATTTTGTATATATTTTACTATTTATGTACAATATACTATGAAAGCCATTGTGGAAATCTCCAAACATAGTTGTTTAAAGTATGAATATGATGAGAAGGAGCAAATGTTAATTTTGGATAGAGTATTGCACAATACAAACATGTTTCCTTACAATTATGGATTTATTCCTAAAACACTTGCTCCAGATGGGGATCCCGTGGATATTCTTATTTTATCTTCCCATCAAATTATGCCTGGATGTATGATAAATATTCGTGTATTGGGAGGTATAGAAACGCACGATGAAAAAGGACAAGACGACAAAATCGTATGCGTTTTGGAAAATTGCGTTGATAAAGAATATAGTCATATCCAAGATATTCAGGATTTACCCGAAAAAGAATTAAACGATATTTTGTATTTTTTGACCCATTATAAGGACGGAGAAGAGAATAAGTTCATAAAGGTCGGAAATGTGTATAGCAAAGAAGAGGCAAATGCCTTTATCGGACAATATA